CCGTATCACAGCATATTCAAAAACATGATGGGCTGTGGTTGGAGGACGATGTTGGGTCATTTGATGCGTCAATATGCCCGAAAATCTGCGATCTGGAGTCGTGGATGACGCGCAAATTTGGCGCAAGCCCATTGGTTAATCAGCTGTTTGAGTCAAATTGTAACACTCACGGCTATACATCAATGGGGATCAAGTATAAGGTACCCGGAACAAGAAAATCCGGAGATCCATTCACATCATTGTATAATTCGATGTTGAATGCGTTTATGCACATTTGGGCTTATTGTACATTAACGGAGAAAACAGTAACACAAGCTCTAAGTGAAACTAAAATTATCGTCCAGGGTGATGACAGCGTATTTCGTCATCCTGGTGAGAAATTAGACTTCGCTTGGTTGCTAGCATTGATAGGATTCGAATGTGTAGCATTGTACAGATCGTCACTGTATGATGTTGAATTCTGCAATAATATATTCTATGAAACAGACCAAGGCTTCTTGTTTGGTCCTAAGCCTGGGCGCGTGTTAGCGAAGCTCGGGTATTTCATAAATCCACCACTCAATGAAAACCCATTGGCAATGTTGCGTGGAGTAGCTATCGGATTGCTGACGGCTGCTTCTTACGTACCAATTTTGAGTGAAGTGTGCGAGAGAATATTGACCCTTACACGGGGATACAAGGCGGTGTTTTTGAAACAATACATGTTGAGTTTTAAGTACACCCAGGCAAAGTTAATCGATGGCGACTATACTCTTTTGAATAGATATGGTATAGTTCCTGTAATGAAAGAAAAGATTATTAGAGATATGTGTGATCGCTTGGTGGGCTTTCACCCGTATACAGAGCTTCTGTTTGATCGCGATACTGAAGCTGCCAAATCGATTTTTGTGGATTAGTGCATCTATCAGAAGATATGCTATGGTGTCTGTAGAGATGAGGCGCAATCCTTGGAACTTGCTCGCAACAATTGTGCTAGACCATCATAAGTAACACCTAGCGTGCCGAGCGTAAGCGTGAGGCGGAATAGTCGTAACCCGAAAGGACCGACTATGAGCTGTTGACCACACGTCTAGATGTTTACGTCGTGCCGAATGTATAAGTCGGCGGTACAGTTGCGGAGTTTGATTAGTGGGAAGCTCATACCACGTTCCATTATGAGTAAGCTGTGTATCAGCAAATTTACTAGGTAAAGCTCTGGCCTGTATCTTATTGAGAGCAACTGATCGATCGTTAGTAATACGCGTAATTGCTACAATTTATGCTATACCAGCACTAGCAACCTGGACCTAACAAAAATGTCTACTATCATATCTGAGAAGATTGTATCTAACACGAAACCTAACAAATCGAAAAATAAAAAACAAAACAAAAAGAACGCAGGTTCTACCACGCAAGTCGTGGTTGTTGATCGTAAGCCACGTCGTAAAAATAATGCACCAAACAATTTTATTCATGGTGCACGTGGTATAGCTAAGAACGCAGGGTATGCTGATATGGAAGTGTTGTGGGCGTATATAAATTCATTAAACGACCCATTCCTCTTTCCACCTGTGCGTCTTGGTTTTCAAACGTTTCTACCTTCTAATGTCGCCACTTTGTATAAAAGATTAGTTTTGACATCGACCGATGGAGGTATCGGTGTGGCAGTGCTGCCAGCTTATGGGTTGGCTTCCTCTGGATTCCGCGGAGGATTGGTGTATACTACAGCCCAAGCACTGTCAATTGGATCAAATGCCACGAGTTGGACAAATCGATCACCAGTATTAAATATGGGAACCGAAGCTAGAGTAATATCGTATGGAATTAGAGTACAACCTCTCTTGTCTGGAAATGACATCAGCGGTGTAATTCATTGTACTAATGTCCCATCTTGCTCTTGGAACCTTTTGGTGACACAGACTGGTGCAACAATAGTGGGTGATCCTCTCACTCGCTGGAGTCAGGGTAATGTGTGTGCTCAAGTTAATGGGCGCCCCCAAGACGCTGATTCCTTTTCATTTCAGGACAAAGTAACTCTTGGTTACCCTGACGCTGACATTCTCCACAATTCTGTGCCAGTTATTGTTTGTACAGGATTCCCAACTGCCTGTCAATTTATGGTTGAAGCAGTTTTGAATGTCGAAATTTTGCAGTCAGTCGGATCGTCATTCAATCAGTATACGGGTAATGAAAATCTTGAATCCTTGCCAACTGTGGCTGACGTAATTCCCGAACCTAGTTCGCTGTGGAAAGCCGTTCATGAAGAAGTTTTTGATGCAGTGTTGTTTGATGGTGTACCATCGCACGACGTGTATTCGAGAAATTCTAATGGACGGATGCGTATAAAAAATTTAGATGCTGTTAGAAATGGCTCAAAAAGAAAATTTAACGCCCCACCACATGTAACAGGTACATCGGCGCGTGGATACTTATGAGATAATGGCG